CTGAAACTTGATATTTGAAAGGAGAAAATGTTATGCCTAACTATGCACAGAACAATACTCAGAAAAAATTTATTGAGCCTCTGGTAATCAAAGATGTTCGAATCGTTATGAAAACGAGGAACTTTAGCGGAAACAATCCTGGACGGTTTGACAGAGATGGGGAAAGGAACTTCAGCATCTTCCTTGATCCCGAAAAGGTTGATATTCCGAAGTTGCAGGAACAGGGATGGAACATTAAGTTTGGTAAGCCTAATCCTGAGGATCCTAATGATATTCCCAGTGCTTTCCTTCGGATTCATGCAAACTGGTTCCCGCTTGAAGATAGCAGGAGCGGAATGAATCCTATGATATTCAAAAGTGTTGGCGGAGAAATGGTTCGTCTGGATGAGGAAACCGTTAAGTCTCTTGACACTGATGAGATCCTGAAGGCTAACATTACAATTACCGGTCGTTGGATGGAAAGCAATACTTATACAGGAGTCGTTGCATATTTGAAGAAGTTGGCTGTTACAGTAAGTGAAGATGATGACATGGCGGATATGTTTGATGGGTTGAATTAAGTTGTCTTGTATGGTAAATTTGTTTCCTCATCAGAAACAAGCACTTGAAAAGCTGCATTCCGGCTCCATTCTTTGTGGTGGAGTCGGAAGCGGCAAAAGCATAACTGGAATTGCCTGGTACTGGGATAATGTGTTTCAGAAAGGACCTTGCGACCTTTATATTATTACAACGGCTAGAAAACGAGACACTCTCGAATGGGATCGTGAATGCATGAGGTTTGGTCTCAGTGATATTCGTGAAAAGAGTCAAGGTGGAGTTAAGGTCACAATTGATAGCTGGAACAACATTGGAAAGTATGTTGGCGTAAAAGAATGCTTTTTCCTGTTTGATGAGCAAAGGGTTGTCGGGTATGGCGCATGGGTTAAGAGCTTTCTTAAGATTACAAAAGATAATCAATGGCTCTTACTCAGCGCCACTCCTGGCGACACTTGGATGGATTATATTCCTGTGTTCATTGCAAATGGCTTTTACAAGAACAAAACGGAATTCTGTCGGAGGCATGTCATATACAATCGGTTTGCCAGATATCCGCAAGTAAGCCGATTTGTTGAGGAAAAGCATTTAAACAGGCTTCGTGCTTCGATTCTGGTGACAATGGATTTTGTAAGACAGACAGTAGCTCATCACGAAAGGCTGTTTGTGGGTTATGACAAAACAAAGTACGATGATATTATGAGAAACAGATGGAACCCATATAAAGGTCAGCCAATTGCTGAAGCGAGCGAACTCTGTCAGACACTCAGAAGGGTTGTGGGAAGCGATCCAGAGCGTCTTGCAAAAATTGAGGAGGTGATGGAGGCTCATCCAAAAGCCATTATATTTTACAATTACGATTATGAGCTTGACATTTTACGAACTCTTAACTGTAAGACTGCTGAATGGAACGGACATCACCATGATATTCTTCCCGAAGGAGACAAATGGGCTTATCTCGTTCAATATACAGCAGGAGCTGAAGGATGGAACTGCATAACTACTGACACTATTATATTTTACAGTCAAAGCTATAGCTATAAGCAAATGGTTCAGGCTGCTGGAAGAATAGATAGAATCAATACACCTTATACAGACTTATATTATTACCATCTTGTGAGCTCAAGTAAGATAGATATGGCTATTGCTAGAGCATTACGGAACAAAAAGAATTTTAACGAGAACGCTTTTCTTGCAAAGTAGGACCACGCGCAAAAAACATGGACATAAATGGAGAAGGAGGACACAATGTCGCATGGAAACATGGACATCCTCTTTTATTTTTCTCATTTGTCCTAACTTAAACGGTAATTTCCTGTGAACTTTGAAAACTGCATAAGCTAGGACTTGAGCAAAGATATTCTCGAAAGGAGAAAAAGAATGGCCAGAGAAAGCCGTTTTCAAGCGCAACTCATTCGAAAGCTTAAAGAGCTCTTTCCAGGATGCATTGTGCTTAAGAATGATGCTAATTATATTCAGGGCTTTCCTGATCTGACTGTCCTGTACAAGAATCATAAGTGGGCTCTATTGGAATGCAAGAGAGAAAGCGAAGCTCGTAAACAACCGAATCAAGAATTTTATATTCTTAAGGGCGATGAAATGGGTTTTGCCAGATTCATTTGTCCTGAAAATGAGGAGGAAGTTTTACATGATCTTCAACAAGCATTCCGAGCTTGAGGGAAGGCACGCGATACTTGGACCGAGCAAACCTTATTGGTTAAACTATAACGATGAATCATTACAAAAGTATTATATTTCCTGTTATGCTACAGACATAGGAACATTAGTACATGAGTATGCATGCGATCGGATTAGGTTTCGAATGCCCATTGATATTCAGAATGAAGAAGCTAAAAATGGGCTGCTTATGCATTTAATGAAGAATGGCATTCCATTTCGAGTGATTGATCTCGATAGGATATTTTTGAATATGGTTCCTTATGTGAATGATGGAATCGGATATAAAATGGACTGCGAGGTCAAACTTAAGTATTCAGACCTTTGCTTCGGCACAGCTGATGCTATTTCCATAAGGAGAAACGTTCTTAGGATTCATGATCTTAAGACTGGTACTTCTCCTGCTCATATGGATCAGCTCCTGGCTTATGCTGCTTTATTTTTTCTTGAGTATAAGCGGGATTACCGGCCGAGTACAATGAAGACTGAATTAAGGATCTATCAGAATCAGGATATTATTACCCATCATCCTACATCTGAAGAGGTTAAAGCGACGATGGATAAAATCGTCCATGATGATAAGGTTCTTAGTAATCAAGCAATGGAGGTATGATAACAATGGAATCCAATGAAAGAGATCCCGAATTCCTTGATATTAATGCTGATTCTGAATCAGAGGATCTAGAGCATTATGGAACTCCTAGACATTCCGGAAGATATCCTTGGGGCTCTGGTGAAAACCCTTATCAGAGATACGCTGATTTTCTTGGGAATGTTAAAAAGCTTGAACAAAAGGGAATGGACCGGACTGAAATTGCCAAGAGCATGAATATGACAACTACTGTCCTTCGTGCAAAGATATCTGTAGCCAATGCTGAGCTTAGAAAGCAACAAGTTGCTATGGCAATGAAGTTGAAGGACAAAGGATATTCTAATCCGGCCATTGCCAAACGTATGGGACTTCCCAGTGAAAGTTCTGTTCGGTCATTGCTTAATGAACAAAGTAAACAACGTACTGAACAGCTTTCAAATCTTATGGATGTTTTGAAAAACACCGTTGAAGAAAGAAAGTATGTTGATGTTGGCGGTGGAAGTGAACTCAGACTTGGTGTAAGCGAACAGAAATTGAAGAATGCTGTTGAGTTGCTTAAAGAAGAAGGCTATAAAGTAACTAATATATTACAGCAGCAGGGTGGAACGGCATTCAAAACGACCGTTAAAGTTCTTACGAAAAATGATGTTTCTAAGAAAGAGATTCGTGAGCATCAGGATGAAATTGCTATTCCTAATTACTATTCGGAAGATCATGGATTTACAATCAGACCTATCGAAAAACCTGTTCCTATTGAAGGAAAACGAATCATGATCAGATATGCTGAAGAAGGCGGAAAAGATAGGGATGGCACAATTGAACTTCGTCGAGGTGTAGAAGATCTTGATCTTCATGACGCTTTGTATGCTCAGGTTCGGATATCTGTAAAGCAGACTCCCGATGGAGAAGGAACCCATTACCTTAAAGGAATGGCTTTATATTCTCCTGATGAGTCTAAGATGCCTCCTGGAGTCGACATAATCTTTAATACTAACAAGCCTCGCGGTACTGATATTTTTGGAGAGACTTCTGACACTTCTGTTCTTAAACCAATTAAGAAAGATGCTGATCCTGATAATCCTTTTGGAGCAACCATTAAGGAAGAAGAAAAATTGATTCGTGCTCAGCGTCATTATATTGGTAAAGATGGAAAAGAGCATTTGTCTTCACTTAATATTGTTAATGAAGAAGGAAACTGGGGAGTTTGGGCTAAAACTCTGTCAAGTCAGTTCCTTGCTAAGCAAAGACCAGAACTTATTAGAAGTCAGCTTAAAGAGGCCTATGATATTCGTAAAGATGAATTCGATGAAATCGGCCTTTTAACGAATCCGGCAGTAAAGCAAAAATTATATTCTAGTTTTGCTGACGATTGTGATTCTGCAGCTGTTCATCTTAAGGGTGCTTCATTGCCTAGACAATACAATCAAGTGATATTACCAATGCCTTGGCTTAAAGAAGATGAATGCTATGCTCCTAACTATAAGAATGGAGAAACTGTAGTTCTCATAAGATATCCTCATGCTGGTCTATTTGAGATCCCTGAATTGAAGGTTAATAACAATGATCCTAAAGCTCGTGATATTCTCAAAAGACCTGATGGAACTGACGCAATGGATGCTATTGGAATCAATCCTGCTGCTGCCAAAAAGTTGTCAGGAGCCGATTTCGATGGCGATACAGTTTTGGTTATTCCAAATAATGATCGAAGAATTATGACTCGTCCTCAGATGGAGTCTTTAAAAAACTTCGATCCTGACATGTATCAGCTCCCACATGATGCGCCTAAAGTTGATAAAGCTCATGGTTTTAATAAGCAACGTGAAATGGGTGATATTTCAAATCTGATTACTGATATGACTATCAAAGGTGCAGATTTGGAAGAAATTGCTCGGGCAGTTAAGCATTCAATGGTTGTTATCGATGCTGAAAAGCATCATTTGGATTGGAAACGATCAGCTCTTGATAATGGTATAGCTGAACTTAAAACTATGTATCAAGGTGGAGCTAAAAAAGGAGCTTCCACATTGATATCTAAGGCTAAAGGTCAGTCTCATCCAAATGAAAAGAAGTTATTAACCAATCCTTCTAAGATGACTCCTGAGCAAAGAGAAAGATATTACAATGGAGAAAAGATTTGGGTTGAAACTGGTGGAACTCATTTGAATAAAAATGGAAAAGAAGTTCCGAATAAGATGAATTCTACCAAAATGGCCGAAGCTAAAGACGCTTTCGAATTGTCTTCTGGTACCATTCAGGAAACAATTTATGCTAATTTTGCCAATAGACTTAAGAATTTGGCAAATGAAGCTCGTAAAGCAGCTTTATTTTCCAAGCCTGATAAATATTCTCCGTCTGCTAAGAAAGCTTATGCTATGGAAGTTGATTCACTTAACAAAAAGTTATATTTGGCAGAATTGAATCGACCTCTGGAACGTAAAGCACAGCTTCTTATGGGCCAAAAATTGAAAGCTTATATTAAAGCCAATCCTGATATGGATGGCGATGAGATTCGTAAGCTTCGTGGTAGATTGATAAAAGAATGTCGTGAAATTGTTGGAGCAAAGAAAGAGCCTGTTGAGATAAATGAACGTGAATGGGAAGCTATTCAGAACCATGCTGTATCCTATAATACTCTTAAAAAGATATTAAACAACAGCAATATGGATTATATCAAACAGCTTTCTATGCCTCGTTCACAACCGATTATGTCTAATGCTAAGATAACTAGAGCTAGAACAATGCTCAATCAGGGTCGTACTACTGCTGAAGTAGCTGAAGCATTGGATGTTTCAATTTCCACATTGCAGAAAGCTTTACTTGGATAGCTTTTTTTATTTTTGGCACTATTGCCTTTGTCATATTTTTACAAATAAAAAATAAACAAGAAGGTCACATGGGAATAGCACACTCTACATCTTCTTTAGATGCAACTATCTAAATATGAGAAAGGTAATTATTGCATCAGAACGGATTCTTATATTTTAGTTATCGCCGTGACTGTTTGTCATGTTTTTATTCTTGGGCTAACATTATAAGAATCCGTTCTGATATTCTTTTTGCTATTATAGTATTGTACCATTACAGTTTTTTAAGTAATGCTATAGATGGTGTTTCTATATTTGAAATCGTTGTTCTCTTTAAAACATCATTTTTTAATTTTGAGCATTCTTAATGATAGTACAATTTTCTATATTTGAAACTTGCTTTTTTCGTTTTTTCTGAATCGTATGAAACATGACATTACAATTTTCGATATTTGAATTGGTTTGTAGTTTTTGATGTTTTTAGAAAGCGATTCTAAAAGTCACTTTGTTAGTTTTAGCAATGACTGAAGCTTAACGATTTGTGAAAGCATTGCTTTT